GAAGACAACAATGGCAAGGAAAGCAACCAAGAAGGAGCAGAAGGAGCTGGAGCGTGAGCTCGCAGAGCAGAGGTCATGCAGCATCTTCGGCAAGCGCCGAGTAATCCGCGCGGTAAACCCAGAGCGCAGTAATGCGTGATAAGTAGATAACATTCACCACAATGAAACACACCACTTTCATACCCACAGAAGCATGCGGTCTGACAGTCCGCGAGGCTGAGGATGGACAGCTGAGCCGAGAAATCGAAGGTAAGCCCATAATCTTCGGTGTGCGCTCCGTCAACCTCACACCGTGGAGCGACAGCCGCGAGGTCTACGAGATCCTCGAGCCTGGCTGCATCACCAATGAGCTGCTGCAGCGCTCCGACGTCGTGCTTAACCTGAACCACTCCAACCTGGTACCGGATGTGCTGGGCCGTTGCCGCAACGGCAAGGGAACCCTTGAGCTCCGGCTCACTGACGACCATGTTGGATGTCGCTGCGAACTGCCGAACACCAACAACGCCAACGACACCCTGGAGCTGATGAAGCGTGGGGACATCACCGGCATGTCCTTCGCCTTTGAGGATGACTGGGAAGATAGCGAGAATGGTGTCAGCTATGAGCGCGCAGGCGAAAACAATGGCAAGGAGGTATGGCTACGCCATGTGAAGCGCATCACAGGCCTCTACGACGTCGCCATCGTGACTCACCCTGCATACGAGCAGACAGAGGTAGCCCTGCGTGAGCTGAGTGTTCGCGTGAATGCTGCCATCGACGAGCAGATCCAGCGCGAGTCAGGCTCAACTGCTGAAGAACAGGAAGCAGAAGATCGCCAGCAGCGTGAACAGCAAGAGGCTGAAGATCGCCAGCAGCGTGAACAGCAGGAGGCAGAGAAGCGTGAGGCCATTAGGGCCATGCAGCGCAAACGCATCGAGAGATACAACCAAGAAATATTTCACTAACCCCTAAAACGTTTTAGAAACATGGGAAAGATGACAAAATCACAGATCCTGGAGCGTCAGAACAAAATCATGGCACTCCTCGACGAGATGGAAGAGAAATCTCGTGAAGCCAACGGCGGCGACATCAAGTTCACTGAGGAGGAGGGCGCCAAGTACGACTCTCTGGTCCGCGAGTCTGCAGGCCTGAGCGCACGTGCCAAGGAGTTGGCCAGCGAAGAGGAGCTCAAGCAGATCCGCAGCAACGAGGACAAGGGCGCCAAGCTCCGCGAGGAGATCAAGCGCTGTGTGAAGCAGCGTGCTGCTTCCAGCACCGTCCTCGCCAACAAGGACACCGCCGGTGGCAATGAGACTGCCAACCTCGAGGCCGGTGGCCTTATCCCCATCGAGATCAAGCCCATCATCGACACCAAGGTTCCCGGCGTGGAGCTTCCTGACGACCTCGTGATGCTGACTGGCGTCACCGGCACTCAGGTCATCCCTTACTCCACCAACGACGTGAAGTTCACCGTCGAAGGTGAGGTGACCAAGGTTGCCGAGCAGGCTCTCGACTTCACCCACATCAAGGCTCTACCAGTCCGCGTCGCTGCCAGCCTGCCTGTCAGCCATCGTGCTATCGACAACGCAGCCTTCGACATCATCGCATTCATCACCTTCAAGTTCCAGAAGGGCTGGGCCATCTTCCGCGCACTCCACGTGTATGCACACGGCGAGTACACCAAGCTGGTATCTCCCTTCGCTCAGGTCACCGTCGAAGAGCTCACGCTCGACGAAAACATCGGCAAGAACCTGGCCAAGAAGGTGGCAGAGATGTACGATCTCGGCTTCGAGGGCGATCCCGAATTTGTCATGGACAAGACCACGGAGGTCGACCTCAAGTTCACACATCTCATCCCTGGCTCCACCGACTCCAGCCGCACTGTCATCGAGGGTGGCCGCTGCGTAGGCTACAACTACAAGGTCAGCCCCTTCATCGACTACAGCCTGGACAGCGATGGCATCGCCACCAAGGACGTCGACAGCGATAACGACGACGCACCCATCCGCTACATCGGTATCGGTCACTTCGGCTACCTCAGCGAGCAGCAGCATGGTGAGTTCCGTTTCAACATCGACGCCACATCTCAGGAGAACTTTGACCGTGCCTGCGTATCGCTCGGCATGAGCACCGACTACTCCCTCACCGAGCTCAGCTCCAAGGTCAACGGCGGCAACGCCAGCGGCAAGCCCCAGGCCTTTAAGCTCATAAAACTCGTTGAGCCCGAACCCTAAACTCTCTCTTCAGGTTCATAGTTCCTGACCTGGCGGGTGAGGATGTGGAGGTAACAGCCCACACACCCGCCAGGCTTCCAGGAAATGGACAGAATATCAACACACTGCATAATGAGCCTTGCCACTGATAGCATATTTATCGCCGCCCTCTCACAAAGCGAGGACGTGATGGAGGTCATCTCCGGCCGCCTGTATGGCACCGCCATACCGATGCCGGATGAAGATGCCGACAACGTTCCTGCACCGTATGTGATAGTCTCCTTCAACGGCCTGACGAATGACAGCCAGACCAAGGACTGTCCCTATGAGGGCGACACCGATAGCGTGCAGATCGGAATTGAGGTGACCGCCGACTCGCTCGGCCAGCTCCACGACCTCACCCAACTCATCCGCGAGGTGGTGCTCGACTACATGGAGAACCTCGACGACAATCCTGTTACCGACTACCAATTCTCGGCGCAGCCAATCGTCTACGATCCTGAAAAGCCATGCTATTGGCAAGTGCTCAATTATCAGTGCGAAGTCTACAATAGCAGCAAGATATGAAGAAGACCAAGACAAGCGCCCAGGCTGATGCGCTCTTGAGCGCAGGCACGCTGACCATCGACGCCGACAGCCGCGAGAACCTCTACGCCAAGGCTGCAGAGCTCGCCGAGGCTATCCCTGGCGATGTAGCCTGGACTCGCGGGGCAGTAATGCACGCCGATGGTCTATTCACTCAGAAATTCACCTTAATCAAGTAGACAACAATGGCACTAACGAAACTCAAAGGCCAGAACTTCCGCGTGTTTGAAGATTCCGCTGCCGTGGTCGAAGCTCAGAACTGCTCTATCTCCATCAACGGGAACATGGAGTCGAGTGCTACGAAAGATTCAGAATCTGGCTTCGATCAGGAGCAGATGACGGAGAAATCGTGGTCGGCGCAGGTCGAGCATGTCGACGCCAGCGTGGCGCGCATCAAGGCCCTGCTCACCCGCTTCAAGGCCATGGCACCCATCACTGTGGGCTTCGACCAGACGACCGGTGCAGCCGGCACGCAGAACCGGACAGCAGCCAACGCTTCATTTGCACGTAGTGGCCAGGCCTATCTCACAGACCTGAGCATTCAGGCTAATAACCGCACCACCATTCAGATAACCGAGCAGTACACCGGTACCGGCGCACTCGCATAAATTCGCAGAACAATGGACAAAGGACAACACCTACGAATCTTCATCAAGAAGACTACAGCTACGGGCGACAAGTTGCCCATAGCTCTCGCCACGGACATGACCTTCCACCTGTCTGCGACGGTCGAGAACAGTACCACAAAGGACACTACCGACAGCGATGGCGCATGGCAGGAGAACGATGTGACAGGCCTGAACGGCGACGTCCAGTTCGGTGCTCTCATCGCAGCTGGCACCGATGCTGCTGCTCAGGTCCTGAACGACATCATCAACGGCATTGACGACTCCATCGTGGACTGGGAACTCGCTGTAGTGAGTGGCACCAACAACCGCGTCATCTCCACCAGCATCGCCACCGGCCAGGGCAAGCTCGTCAATGTTCAGATGCAAGGTCCTAACAGGCAGAACGCGACCTACACAGGCTCGATGAACCTGTACGCCTACACTGTAGCATCCTAAAATCACACCGCCCAGCGCCTCAGAATGGACGCTGGGCGTATTCCCTTTTTTAACCACTTAGACTATGAACCAGACGATCACATTAATGGGCAGGGACATCCCTGTCGCCATCAACATGGGCACGCTGCTTGCCTTCGAGGAAATAACCGGCAAGGCATTCTCTGACGCAGACGTGCTGCCTATGAAAGCCAACCTGGCACTGCTCTATTCCGCCATCTTGACTGCTGAACCCAAGACAGACCTTACCATCGACATGCTGCGCGACTGCCGCAACTATCATGAGTTCATCGCAGCTGTGGACAAGGTGACAGCCATGCTGACCGAGTTCCTGAGCATCCCGGCCATCGTTCAGGAGGCAGAGAAGGAAGACCTCAAGAAGGAAGAGGATGAGCAAAAAAACGCCTGAGCGCTCACGACGCATACACCATCGTCGTGGGCGAGATAGGCATCCCGCCTGAGACCTTCAAGAAGAGGCTAAGGATGTGGGAGGTGCGCTGCATCATCAGAGGCTACACACGCCGGCAGCGCTCTCTGTGGTCGGCTACACGTTGGCAGACTTACCACATAATGCTTGCACAGATTGGCACCGAGGGCATGCGAAACGCCGGCATCAATAAGACGTCCGACCTCATGCCATTCCCTTGGGAGGTCGAGGCACCCATTATCACCGAGGACGAAGAAGCTCGCATCCTTGCGGAGCTCGAAGCCCTCAACAACAGCAGCAGCGGGAATTAACCCGCTGCTTCCTTTTTTAAGAGCTTGTCCATCCTGTCAAAATCATCATGCACACTCTCGGCCAGCACCTTGGCATAGCGCTGCGTCTGGGTGATGTTCGTGTGCCCCAGCATGCGGCTCACGTTCTCAATCTTCGCCCCGTTCTTCAACATCCATGTGGCGAAAGTATGTCTGGCCACATGACTGTGCAACGGTGTAGAGATGCCGGCAGCCATGCCTAAGGCCTTCAGACTTGAATTATATGTCCTGTTGTCCAGCTTCGGCAACTGCATTCCATATCGCTCGAGCACCTCAACAGCCGGCGGCAATAGCTGGCTCACAAATGGCACCCCTGTCTTAATGCGCCGCCCTACATTCACCCATTTGCCGTTGACCTTTTTGTAGTCCTTAATGTCGAAGACCTGGGTGTCACCATAGGCGAGGCCGGTATATAGCTGGAAGACGAAGAGGTCACGGGCTGCAGCCATCACACTGCCAGGGACTGGACGCTGAGCACAGAATGCCGCCACCTCTTCCTCGGTGAGGTAGCTCACCGTCTCTTTCTCTCCGCGCTTGAACTGACCACGGAGGCGGTCATAGGGATTGCCCTGCAGCTTACCTAAGGTCACAGCGCGGGAGATCATAGCCTTCAGAACCTTGTGGTGGTTGTAGACAGCAGCATCGGTCAATGCCGGCGCCACCGCTCCCATCTTCTCCTCAGCATCTGTCCTCTTGCGCTGCAGACTATGCAGGTAGGCATCGAATTTCAGCACATTCTCGACAGTCACATCTGCCCAGCTGTTTATGAGCGCGCACGTGCGTAGGCGCGCGAGCGTAGATTTATAATGTGCTGCGGTGCCTGCCGCCAGGTGCAGCGTGGGGTACGTGTCGGCGAACCAGTCCAGGAAGGTGGTCTGTGCCTGCTGCTGCCGTGTCTCGGTGCGTGCGCCCCATACGGCATGCCTGATCTCCGCCACGCTGACAGGCTCATGTGCCGCGAGGCGGCGGTTGACTTCCAACATGACCGCCTGTCCGATCGTCTCCAGCCTCTCCTGCAGGATGTCGGCATCGGGCCTGTTGACAATCTCCCCGGCGCGCCACTCATTCTTCAGCACCTTGATGCCGGTGGCGATGTAGTACACTCTGCCCTCGTGGGTGATACGCACCTCGAGCGGCCCCGGGCAGCCCCTTCTTGTGCGCCCGCGGTGGTCGAATACGATTACGCTTGTCATAGTTTTTTCTCGCCCGTGGATGGATGGGTAAAGTTTTGGCAGGTGTATGGGTAAAGTTTTGGCTAAAAACTGCGCCTAAATCTCCCTTTTTCTCCCTTTTTCGCCTGCCCTTAAACTAAAGGGAAGCGGCTAAATGTCAGATATTTAATGATTTAGCCGTTTCCCCTTCGTGATCCGTTTGGGGCTTGTCTTAGAAGA